CATCTAAGATTGGACAAGGTCCTGAAGGTGAAGGTAAAGACAAAGAATCTGGTAAAGAAGATGAAAACTCTGAAGTAGTAGATGATTTGACTGAAGACCTCGACCTTGAGGAAGTATTAAAAGCACTTACTGAAGAAGAAGACGAAGACGAAATGAAGAAAGAACAAGAAGACAAAGAAAAAGAAGTCGAAGAACAAGTAAGTACTCTTAAGTCCGACTTAGAAGAGCACAGAAATGTAGTGAAATATCTGCGTGGAAAGTTGAATGAAGTTAATCTTCTCAACGCTAAACTTTTGTTCACAAACAAATTATTCCGTAATTTTGGTTTGAACAACGAACAGAAGTTAAAAGTTGTGGAGACTTTCGACAGAGCAACAAACCTAAGAGAAGTCAAGTTGGTATTTTCAACTTTGGCCGAATCTTTTGGTAACAAAGTGGCAAGTAAGCCAAGTAAACCTATTAAAGAATCAAAGGGTTCAAGTTCAAAACCTGTAGCTTCAACCAAACCAAAAACTGAAGAAGTAATTTCTGAAGGATTTGATTTGAAAGAACGCTTTCAGAAACTTGCCAAGATTCTTTAATCAATCTTAAACACTTAAATTGGAGAACTAAAATGAGTTCATTTGGAAAAATTGAAAAACTCATGGATTCTTACGATCCTGTTCGTTCTCGTTTGGCAGAAACTCAAAAGTTAGTAGAAAAGTGGGAACCCACTGGACTTCTTGAAGGAATTGAAGACAATAACAAGCAACACGGAATGGCCGTACTTCTTGAAAACCAAGCCCGTCAGTTAATTGATGAATCATCAAAAACTGGTGGTAGTGGTTCAGAAGAATGGAGTGGTGTTGCATTACCATTGGTTCGTAGAATCTTTGGTGAGTTAGCGGCTCAAGACTTTGTTAGTGTTCAACCTATGAACCTACCAAGTGGTCTAATCTTCTACCTTGACTTTAAGTATGGAACTGCTCAAACAGCGAACCATAATAAAGGTGAACATATACATGGTAACACCTCAGCTTCAAGTGATGCAAGTGGTGGTTTATATGGTGCTGGTAAATTTGGATATTCTATCAATGACCAAACTTCAAGCACAATTGTAAACTCCAATATCACAGAGGCATCTGCTTCTTGGAAAGAAGTAGAATTTGAACCAGACCTATCTTCGTCTATTGCTACTACAGCATCAGACCAGATAATCAAACTAACTGTATCAAGAACTAATTTCTTAACAGCAGCACCTAACGCTGACTTGAACGGAATTAGAGCTTTCGAAGTTAGTGGTTCTGATATCTCAGCACACTATCCTGCTTACTCTTATTTCGACGCAGACAATGTCTATTTCTATGTGAAAGCGACAGATGGTCGTATGGACGCAGCTGGAATTGGTGTGAAATATCACAAGCAACCAACTGAAACAGCAAGGGGTGACTTCGAACAAAGTACATTTACAACACCTGCACCAAATTCTGCAGATGATGTTGATATACCTGAAATCGATATCGCGTTACGCCAGATTTCAATTGTTGCGAAAACTCGTAAACTCAAAGCAGTATGGACTCCTGAGTTAGCTCAAGACCTTAACGCTTATCACTCTGTTGACGCAGAAGCTGAATTGACTTCTATGTTAAGTGAGTACATCTCAATGGAAATTGATTTGGAAATCCTTGACCTATTAAAGTCTGAAGCTAACGCTAAGACTGAGTACTGGTCAGCTAAGGTTGGATTTGAGTATGATTCAGCAAACTCCGTATTCTCAGAAATCTCTGGTAATTCAAATGCTTACACCAAAGGTACTTGGTTCCAAACACTTGGAAACAAACTACAAGCTGTAAGTAACGCGATACATCAGAAGACTCTAAGAGGTGGTGCTAATTTCATTGTTGTTTCACCTGAAACTGCAACTGTAATTGAGTCAATACCTGGATACGCTGCTGATACTGATGGTAACGCAACCAACACATCATACGCAATGGGTGTACAGAAAGTTGGAGCATTGAATAACAGATATACGGTTTATAAGAACCCTTATATGTTAGAAAATGACATCCTACTTGGTTTCAGAGGAAGTAATTTCTTAGAAACTGGAGCTGTATACGCACCGTATGTTCCGTTAATCATGACTCCTCTTGTTTACGATCCTGTTAATTTCACTCCTCGTAAGGGTGTAATGACAAGATACGCGAAGAAGATGGTAAGACCTGAATTCTACGGAAAAGTTGTCGTCGCAGACATCAACTTGGTTTAATTGAGTTTACGAACTTAATTTAATCAATCTTACATTAGAGGGGGAGATTTTTTCTCCCCCTTTTTTGTGCCCGTTAGGGATTTCTTGTATATTTGATATTTATATTAGAAGTATTATATCCAATTAGGAGAATTTTATGGAAGCTATTTGGCCAGGTAGTGGTTCTGCAGTAAGTGGTAATACACCATTTAATCTATATGACAATGATAGTGATTTTCAATCCGATGCACCAAAGTTTGCAAGTTGGTGTGCTAAAAGATTGGGATATCCAATTATGGCAATTGAAATGCAAGATTCACAATTTTATGCTTGTTTGGAAGAATCAATAAGTGAGTATTCATCACAGGTAAATTCATTTAACATCAGAGAAAACTTAATTCATCTACAAGGACAGCCAACTGGTTCGTCTAATGATGTCACACACAAGAGGGTTACATCTAATTTTGGTCGTTCTATTCAGTTATCAGAACAATATGGAACTGAGGCTGGTGTCGGTGGTAGTGTTCAGATGAAAAGTGGTTCTATTGATGTAGTTAGTGGTCAACAAGTTTATAATTTACAAAATTTATGGGGTGAGGTGAGTGAAAGTGGTAAAAGAATGGAAATACGAAGAGTTTACTATGAAGCTTCACCAGCAGTTGTAAGGTATTTTGACCCATACGCAGGTACTGGAGCGGGAAGTTACAATATGTTAGATAGTTTTGGTTGGGGTAACATGACTCCAGCCGTACAATTTATGATGATGCCAATATACGCAGACCTTTTAAGGATTCAAGCAATAGAATTCAACGACCATGTAAGAAAATCAGGTCATAGTTTTGAATTAGTAAATAATGAAGTGAGAATTTTTCCAAATCCACAAGATGATTATAAACTATGGTTTCAATATTATCTAAAGGAAGATAAGGATACACCATTTCAAGACTCAAGTGGATTAGGAATAGGAACTGTATCAGATAGTTCCAACATTCCTTATCAAAACATGGAGTATACCAACATAAATGATGTGGGTAAACAATGGATTCGTAAGTATGGACTAGCACTATCGAAAGAATTGTTGGGTATTATACGAAGTAAGTATGGAAGTATCCCAATACCAAATGCTGAAACCACATTAGATGGTGATACACTCAGAAGTGAGGCAAGTGCAGAAAAAGAAGCTTTAATTTCACAATTAAGGGAAGATTTAGAAGCTGCAAGTCGTAAACAAATGATGGAAAACGATAGTGAAGAAGCAACAAGACTCCAAGAAAAATTACAAAAAGTTCCACTACCAATATTCGTAGGATAATTAAATGGCTGGTCGTTTTTTACCACAAAGAGATAGAGATTTTTTAGAAAGAATCAATACCGAACTAATTGGTGACCTTCGCACAGAAAATGAAGGAATTATAAACCAAAAAATCGTTATTTACAAAATTTCTGCCTATGATACCTCAACAAATATGTATGGAGAGGCCGTGGGTGGAAAAAACTTCAAACAAGGAGTACAATTAGCTTGTATTGTTGAGGCAAGTGACTTTGATTACAATACAGATGAATTTGGGCCAGATGCACAACAAGATTCACAATTTCATATCTTAAGACAGACACTTTTAGACTTAAGTTTGACACCTGAGATTGGAGACATCGTGGAGTGGAATTATGGTTTCTTTGAAGTAAATGGAATCTTAGAAAATCAATTAATTGGTGGTATGCAAGAAAATAATTGGAGTGTTACATTGAATACACACCTATCTCGTCAATCATTTACAAACCAATCAAGAATTAGGAGTATTTAGTGGCTGAAATTATAACATCACGAAAGAAACCTGAACCAAGAAGTACTCGTGGTAAACTAAATAGGGCTAGACAATACAAAGTTACGGAAGGTCAACCTAAAGACATATCAGTAACATTAATGGATATGGATAGTGCTATAATGTACTATTTCGAAAATGTCATAAAACCTACAGTTTTTGAAAATGGTGAAACCATAAAGGTTCCAACTATGTATGCATCACCTGAAAGGTGGCACTCAATACAAAAAACAGGATTTATGAGAGATTCTAAAAGACAACTTATATTACCTGTCATCGCATTTAGAAGAACTGGTATGGAAAAGGATGATACCATAGCAGTTGATAAGATTGACCCATTAGACCCAAAACTATTTTACACATTTGAAAGAAAATTTACCGATAATAACAGATATGATAATTTTGCTGTTCAACAAGGAATAATCCCACAGAGAGAATATTATAATGTTGCAGTACCTGACTATATGGTGTTGAACTATGATTTTATAATATTCACACATTATATCGAACAGATGAATAGGTTAGTAGAGAGAATCAATTGGTCTGCTGGTAGTTATTGGGGTGAACCTGGTAAGATGAGGTTTAAAACCAACATCGAAAGTTATACTGATAGTACAGAATTAGCAGACAGAGATAGGATTGTAAAGACAGAATTTAGTGTTAGTCTAAAAGGATATTTGATACCTGACGCATTTAATGAACTTCAAGGTCCTCACACGATGCAAAAATATCTCACACCTAAAAAACTCATAATTGGTGCTGAGACAGACTTAAGTGTCGCAAGTATCGTTTCAACACCTGATGATGGTACAAATGTCACATTAACCACTCAAAGACAAGGTGGTTCATCAAGTACCTTAACTAACAAACATACGATATCTGAAGGTGATGGTATATCAATAACTAATAGTGGTATAGCATTTGATGGAGCTAATGAGTTGATACAAAATATCAGTCTTGATAGTAGTTTTAGTCCTACATTTGCTAACTTGACCACAACTGGTAATATTACATCTGAAGGTGACATTATAGCAGTGGGTAATGTAATTGCAAAAAATTATATAGTCAGCTCCTCAGTAACCCATATGACTCAATCATTTAGTAGTGGTTCTACAATATTTGGTGATACAATTACTGATACACACCAATTCACTGGTTCAGTAGATGTTAGTGGTTCATTAACTTTAAATGGAACTGCCGTTGGGGGAGATGTAACAACATTCGATACCTACATCAGAAAAACATTTGTTAAAAAAGCATCAAGTCTGACTGGTAATTCTACGGCAAGTTTTAACGCCGTCACGGCATCAGCCCCATCTGGTTTATCAGAAACAAATGAGGACGATTTTATATTTTTCTTAAATGGACAATATATGGAGCATGACGCACTAACGATTCAACAAACTGGAGCAACATTCCTGCTCAAAGTCGATACCGATAGTATTGGATACTTTTTAGAAACTGATGATGAGATTATTGCACAAGGAAAGTTTAATGCTTAAGTTAGTGGATTTACTAACGGAAAAAAAACTTAGGGTATTTGATTTTGATGATACATTAGTAAAGTCTAACTCAAAAGTATTTCTTGTTAGAAATGGAAAAAGAAAAATGATGACACCAGGCGAGTTCGCTATCTACAAAAAGAAACCAGGTGATGAGTTTGACTTTTCTGAGTTTGATAAAGTGATTGAACCTAAACAGATAAAGTCTATGTTTAAAGTATTTAAAAATATTTACAAGGCAAGTGGTAGTAGGAGATTGACAATTTTAACGGCAAGAGCGGCATACAAACCTGTAAGAAAATTTTTAAAGGATGTCGGATTTAGTAATGTTTATGTAGTAGCATTAGGAGATTCTAATCCACAAAAGAAGGCAGATTGGGTGCAGAGTCAGATACAGAAGGGATATGATGATATATTGTTCCTTGATGATTCCCCAAAGAATGTCAAGGCAGTTAAAAAACTAAAACAAAAATATCCAAATATTAAAATGGATGCAAGGGTAGTTAAATATGATTAAATTAAAAGATTTATTAAAATTAGACAAGATGAAGTATGCAAAAAGCATAAAACCAAGACATCAAAGAAGAATTGATTTACCTTCTAAGCATATAAACGAAGTACAAGTTAAACATATGCCACCACCTGACAATTCAAGTAGAACCACAAGACAAGAATTAGAGTGGTTAAAGAATTATAATGATGGAAAAGTCGATGAAGAAGTCGTAAAAAGAGGAGATAAACCAAAGAAATTATTTAAGGAATATTGTGAGGAAAATAATTTAGAATATCCAAAAGAATATATAAAAGAATTAATCGATGAAAGTGGAAGAATTATTTATAAACTTAAATATAAATTTAATAGACCTCGTCCATACCAAGTAGCTGATTTTTTAGGAATTGATTTACCAAAAAATACACTTGAAAGTATGAAGACACCATCCTACCCAAGTGGTCATTCCATACAAGGGATTTTTATAGCAAAAGTTTTATCCAAGATGTATCCCAAACATAAAAAACAACTCATGGAGATTGGTAAAATGGTAAGTAATTCAAGACTAATGGCAAGGGCACACTATCCAAGTGATACCAAGCTTGGTGAAAAAATTGGTGAATTACTTTTCTTAAACCTAAAATAAATCCTTACTTCCACATTGGTTTTACCATCTACAAATATTTATTACTATGAGAAAACGCCATTGGAAAAATCGAAAAAATAGGCCTTGTCCTGATTGTAAGAAGATGCTGACATATTCAAGAAAGGATGCATTCGATAGAGCCGTTGGTAATAATTCAGTCTGTAAGTCTTGTGCACAAACCGATAGAAAGGTGACATTAGAAACTATCGAAAAAATGAAACAACCCAAGACGATACAACACAAAAAAAAGATTTCAAAGTCAATCACCAATTGGTGGGAAGATAGAAAACAAGAAGATTTAAGACATGGCATTAATAGATAGTAAACAATTAAATCCACGATTCACTGGTTCATTTACCGTTTCAGGTAGTTTTATCGGTGATACAGAATCTACCTCTTCTTTTGCACGAATTGTAGGAACAGAAGGTGTATTTTCAGATGTGGCCGTCACGGATGATTTGACTGTAACCGATGATGTAGATATTGGTGGAATTCTAACTGCAACTGGTGGTACAACTCTCGGTAACGCAGATACAGATACTCATAGTATCACAGGTCATATAACTGCCAGTGGAAACATTAGTTCAAGTGGAGAAATAAGTGGCTCAGGTATTTTCTCAGATGGGCCTATCACACTTTTATCATCCAGCCCTTCTACACCTAATGCTAAGATTTTAGTTAATTCATCAAATAATAATTTAAATATCGGTGATACTATTGTATTAAATGATAGTAATAATAGAGTAGGACTTGGAGATACAGCACCATCATCACCAGATACAGAATTACATATCAAATCTGATACACCCGTAGTCACCTTACAGAGAACCAATAATAATCAAAAAGGTGCTATTGATTTTCAAGGTCAAGGTGGTACAGTTGGTGCATCAATCGAGTTTGTTGCTGATACCAATGACATTTCCATTCAAACATTTGATGGTTCTGGAATGCATGAAAAGATGAGAATTGAAGATGGTGCAACTGGTAATATAAAAGTTTCGGGTAGTTCACAGATTACTGGTTCTTTGAATGTCAGTAGTAGTATTGTTTCGAGTGAAGTTACTGCAAGTAACTTAAATGTAAGTAGTGATACAACAGTAGGTGGTGATATTTTATTAGATGAAGACCAAAGAATATACTTTGAAGCAGACAAACAAACTTGGATGGAAGCCAATGGTGCAAATTTAGTTAGGATAGTTACTAATAATAGTCAAATGTTACTATTAGACCATCAGACTGGTAATAGAGCAGTATTTGGTAATGGAACTAAAGTTTTTATAGGTGCTAATAATAATGAATTACCATCTAATGAGTTAGAAGTTGTTGGAACTATAAGTGGTTCAGGAATTTTATCTATTGATGGAAATATGACAGGTAGTGGAAATCTTGAAATAGCAGGAAATATTAGTGGTTCAGCAATTTCAACTGGTTCGTTTGGTGAACTGATAGTTGCAGGAAATATAACAGCACAACAATATATAGTATCCTCATCAGTAACCCAATTAACCACATTACAAAGGAGTGGTTCAACAATATTCGGTGATTCAACCGATGATACACACCAATTTACAGGTTCAATTTTACTTGGTAATGGTACAATAAGTGGTTCAGCAGTCTCAACTGGTTCTTTTGGAAAGTTAATTGGTGATGGTAGTGAGATAACTGGTATTACATCAGTTACTACCGAGTCTATACAAGATTTAAGAGCTGGTATCGTAAGTGGTAGTGAACAGGTATCATACGATGGAAATCGAAGAGTTTTAAATACCGACTTGGGAGATTTATTTGATAATAATTTTAATCCTGGTACAAGTGGAAGTGTAGTTGATTTTTTAAATGCAGTATTTTATCCAAATACTCCACCGAGTATTTCAGGTAGTGAGTTTGACATAAATGAATTTGAAGTAAGTGGTTCAACTGTTGGAACGATAACTGCGACCGACTCTGAGGCTCTTGCAAGTGAAATATCATTTGCCGCACAAAGTGGGTATAGTGATAACTTTTTTAAGATTCATAGTGGAAGTGGTGTAATATCACTTAATACAATGTCAACATCAAGTATGAATACTCAAAATAGACCAAGTGATTCTGCAGATGCTCACCCATTTTTAGTTCAGGTTAGTGATAACATCACAACTTCTCAAGCAACAATTTTTATCAGAGTGATACCCAATACTGCACCTAAATTTAGAACTTCGAGTGTTGGTGGTACGGTAATTACTGCTAATACTGGTAGTGTAAATGAAAACACCACGAGTGGAACAACAGTTTTGACAATGTTTGTAACTGATGATGAATCAGATTCGATTACATTGACACCATTGAGTCAAAGTGCGAACAATCACTTTAGTTCAAGTTTTACTGATATATCAGGTGGTAAACAATTATTATTAAAAACCAACACAGGTAGTTTTGATTTTGAATCAATAACATCTTATAATTTAGCAATAAGTGCTTCAGACCAACATTTTGGTAGTACAGAAAGTTCAAGTGCCTTTATAACAACATTACCCATATTGGTAAATGTCACTAACAACCAAGCACCAACCATGGCAAGTCAAGTCTTTACGATGAACGAAAGAAGTGGTAGTTTTCCTGATATTGGTTTGGGTTCCAGCACCAACTCTGTAACAACAGTTGGAACCGTAACCACAAATGATAATGAAGGTGACACCGTGACTTTTACAGCACTAACATTAGCAAGTGGTAGTGGTGGTGGAAATACAGGTCAAAGTGACCCAAGTAATAATCCATTTCAAATAACAAGTGCTGGAGTTTTACAATTAAAGGCAGGTCAATTTTTAAATGCGGATTCTTTTGATAGTTACCAATATCAAGCAACATATAAAGATAATTTTAATGAAGCAAGTTCAAGTGGTGTACTCACGATAAATATAACTGATGATGTGATACCAAGTGTTACTACGAATGTAAGTGGAAATAGTTTCCATATTATTGAAAGTGCTTTGAGTGGTTCGAGTATTCGTGTCAATTCAAATGGTAGGACTGGAACAGTTGCGGATATTAATTCAAATCAAAGTGTATTATTTTCAATTACACCAAGTGGTTCACTTCCATCAAAAACAAAAGATACTGGTTCATTAGGTATTAGTTCTGCTGGTAATTTATCAATTGGATTTGACGCGAGTAGTTCACTTTATAATTTTGATGTGGGTAATGTCATATCAGGTAGTGTAACTGTAACGAATGCATTTGGTACTTCGAACTCAACTAATATTGCAGTCAGTATGAGTATAAACAACGCACCAACACCATCATTCAGTAATACAAGTGCAAATTTAAATACAAATGGGGCAAGACCAAGTAACACATTGACAACAGTATCATTTAGTGATACGGAAAGTGATTCATTAGAACATGATACATTTGTTTTTACCGACCCAAGTGGTCAGTTGAACGCTTTAAAAGATGGAAATGATTATTTAATAAGAGCAACAACAAACTTGAGTGGTTCAACAGATTATCAAATGACAGCATCTATCAAAGATGAACACGGATTCAGAGTTGGAACTGAAGAACATGAAATCACAATAGCAATGGCACCAGTCGGTACATTGACTACAAACGGAACATTTTATATTATAGAGAGTGCACTAAGTGGTTCAAATATTGTTACTAATTCAAATGGTAGAACAGGTACACAAGCAGATGTAGGTGCTACATATTCACCACAATACAATAGTGCAGCCGCTCAATATTTTGAAGTTAATGAAGCTGACAAAACGACTCCACACCAATTTATTACATCATCTAATGCAGGTGGACTAAGCATTAAAGCTAACATAAGTGGTTCGGGTAGAATATCAGGACAAACACTTACTGGTTCCGTAGAATTTCAAGACCAATATGGTAATGTGGGAAGTGGAAGTATAAGTGTAAATGTGGTAACCAATAACGCACCAAGTATATCATTTACACCAAGTAGTGTAACATTGGCAGCTGAAAATGCAATTAGTGGTTCATTTGTAACAAGTGCAAGTTTTAGTGATACTGAAAGTGATAGTATGGAGTTTGATACTTTTTCATTGACTGGCACACATAGTGATTTATTTAGTTCACATCGTGTTGGTAATTCTGTTTTGATAAGAACAAATACAGACTTATCAGCAAGTAGTTATTCCTTTAGTGCACATATAAATGACGAACACGGATTTAACGCAGCAACAAGTTCGTTAAGTATAACAGTCACACCGATGATTTATTTTTATAAAAATACAAATGTATTGGTATTAGATGGTAGTGAATCGACTGCGATAACCCAACTTGGTGATAGTGGTGGAGATGATGCTGGAATCACAAGTGGTTCATTTATGGGTCATTTAAAAATTGGAAAAATTGGTAATACTACAATCACACAGGCAGATGGTAAACAAATGATATTGGTAGCATCACAAAGTGTGAATC